GGGCTGAGCGGGACGCGCTGCGCCAGGCGGTCACCGCCGAGCGGGACCGGGCCGATGCCGCCGTGTCAGCGGCCCAGGCGACCCGGGACGTGTTCACGGCCATCAGGGCCGGCATCGAGCTGACGGCAGCCACGCACCGCACTGCCGATCAGAGCGGGCAAGCAGGCAGGGAGGTGCTGCCGCCGTGAAGCTGCCGTGGAAGCGCCGGTCCGAGCGCAAGAGGGACGTGCGCGCCGCGCTGCGCCAGGCCCAGCGGTCCCGCCAGGCGGCGCGCACGGCCGAGAAGCTGGCGGCCGAGCTGCGGCAGATCGAGGGCGACAAGCTGGCCGAGGCCATCATGGAGGGCCTGGTCAACGGGGAGGAGCACGGGTGACGCCAAGCCCGGTGCTGGTCCTGCTCCTCAAGATCTTCCTGTGCACCTCGCTGAGCGGGCTGGCCTTCTGGATCGTCGATTACTCGCTGCACCGCGGCTGGTCCAACGCGCTGGGCCGCACCCTGCTGGTCAAGTCGTTCCTCCTGCTGGGCCTGCTGGGCCTGTCCGCGCTGAGCGTGTTCCTCAACCTCAACCGCAACACCTCGATCGCGGTTGCCTGGCTCCAGGTGGCGCTGCTGGCATTCATCGGCCCGGTGATGGTCTGGCGGTCGCTGGTGTTCCGCCGGGTTGCCCGGGCAACCCGGCGGTGCCCGAACGGCCACGTCGTGTCGGCGCTGGCCATCTACTGCCCGCGCTGCGGCGAGCCCATCTCAGCTCAGGGGCGGCGCGCCGATTAACCCGGCAAGACGCACAGGCCGAGCAGGAGAGGCGCGCAGACATGCCGACTGCCAGCAACACGTTTCCTGGCACTCCGTTCGAGGGCTTCTCGCTCTCTCACGCCGCCATCCTGGACGGCACGACCGGAGCCGAGAGCGCCACGGTTTACGGTGTCCGGAACGGGACCATCAGCACTGACCAGGGAAACTACGAAAACACTGGCGATGACGTAGTTCTCTCCGAGCACTTCTGGATCAACTTCGCGAACGTGACCATTGAAGAGGGCTTCATCCCCTTCAGCACCATCGCGAAGATCACCGGCACGGGGGTCTCCAGCTCGGGTGCCGCGGGCGCGGACTACTACGCCATCCCGCTGTGGACCCTGGCTTCCATGAACCAGGTGACCCAGCCGCTGGCCATCCGGGTCCCGGCCAAGGACGCCGGAGGCCAGGTCAGGACTCTCGACTTCGTGCTCTACCGGGTGCAGTTCCAGCCGTTCAACTTCACCGGCCCGAGCTACAAGACCGGCCTGAGCTGCAGCATCGCCGGGCGCGCGCTGTTCTCCAACGTCAACGAGATCGGCCAGTCCCTGCCGTCGTCCTACGGCGGCACCTCGGGCACCTCGGGCATGTCCATCGGCCGCCTGGTCAGCTCGCCAGGTAACCTGACCGGCGCGTTCACGCCGGTGCCCTTCCAGAGCGCCGGGTCCGGGGGGATCGTCTGATGGCACGGGAACGCAAGAACTGGCCCGACGACGGCACGCACAGCGAGGCGCCGGGCTTCCCGGTGCCCGAGGGCATCAAGGGCTGGTGCTTCCGGTGCCAGGCCTACTGCGGCGGCGAGGGGATCAAGTGCGGGTGCTGCGCCGGCAACCCGCCGCCGGAGGCCGGCGCGCCTGCCACCGGGGGCGACGCCCTGGAGCGCCAGCAGAAGGACCCCGACCTCAAGGACAACAGCGGATCAAGGCCGTAGGAGGAGCAGTGGCAGAGCGCAAGTCCGCTGAGGAGCGGGCCGCCGACCGCGCCGAGGGCGTGCACGGGCAGCACCGGATGCAGCAGCCGGAAGAGCCCCGGCGCGGGCAGGACAAGAACGCCCGGCCGGCCGTCGAGGACGGGGAGCAGGTCGAGCCCGGCCTGCCGCGGGCGAACCGGCCCGAGGACCGGGACACCGGGGAGTACGAGCGCGAGATGTCCGGCCGCCGCGGCGGCCGCCGCGGTCGCGGCGGGGACGCCGAGCGCGAGGAGTACGAGCGGGAGCGCGAGCGGGACAGCCAGCTGCCCCTGGAGGAGCGCCGCCCCGAGTACCTGACCGAGGAGGAGCGCACCGAGCAGGTGGAGCACGTGCACCGCATCGCGCCTCCCGGCTACTCGCCGACCGCCGGGCTCGGCGAGCGCGAGTAGCGGGCCGATAAGCGCCGGGGAGCGCGCCCTGCGCTCCCAGAGTCCCGGGGAGGACCGATGGCGGACGACAGCGAGCTGGACCGGCTGGACCCCCAGCCTGCCACTCTCAAGCTGAGCACCGGGCTGCAGGTGGACCTGGTGCGGCTGCGCACCCGGCAGTTCTTCCGGCTGCTGCGGGTGCTGACCCACGGAGCCGGGCCCGCCATGATGCGGGCCGGGCTGGACTTCAAGGCCGGCGCGGAGCAGTTCACCGCCCAGCTGCTCACCCTGGTGGTGATGTCCATCCCGGACGCCGAGCAGGAGGCCGTCGCCTTCCTGCAGTCGATGCTCAAGCCGTCCGGGCTGGCTGAGGGCCGCAAGCTGACCAAGCAGCAGGACGAGGACAACGAGGCGCTGTGGGAGCGGTTCAACACCGACCTGTTCAACCCCGAGCTTGAGGACCTGATCGACCTCATCGAGGCCATCGTGCGCCAGGAGGCGCCAGAGCTGCAGGCCCTGGGAAAACGACTGCAGCAGATGATGAAGATGTTCCAGGCGACGGGCCAGGACAAGGAGGAGGCCGAGCCGGAGGCGAGCCAGCAGGACCTGGCATCGTCGGGGTCTTCGCCACCACGTTCGACCTCCTCTCCAGCGAGTACGGATGGGGAGACGAGCGCATCCTCGACCTCCCGCTCTGCCGGCTCCGGCAGGTCGTCGAGGCGGTCACCGGCCGCCGCGAGCGCGACCGGGTAGCCCGGCTGCGGCTAGCTGAATGGCAGGTCAAGACAGTGTGCGCGTTCATCGGGGCGCAGGCCCAGGTCGATGTCAAGAAGACGAACGGGCGCAACCCGCTGGTCGAGCTGGCCCAGTCGATCGACATCCTGGCCCCGCCGTCCGCCCTGGACCAGCTGCGCGGCGAGCGGGTGGCCGACGACTGGCAGGACGACCCGCGGCTGGCCCCGCGGGTCCCCGCTGACCCTGAGAGCGGCGTGGAAGCCGCGAACTCCCCGGGGTCCTACGAGGCATTCGCGGCCATGTTCGGCGCCCAGCGCCCGCCTGGGCCGCCGCCAGGAGGTGATGAGGGGTGACCCGCAGCGAGTTCGAGCAGGGGATGGCCGCCGGCCGGATGTATGCCCCGTCGCCGTGGTGGGTGCTCGGCTGGTGGTGGGGGACCTGGCTGGGCGCCTGGGACAGGGGCCTCCGGGAGCTGGCCCGGTGAGCTGGCTGGGGCCCGGCAGCAAGCTGCTGGTCGTGCGGCTGTGGCACGCGCTGTTCGACGGGACGCGGGCCTGCCGGTGCGCCCGCAGCCGCCGCTGGCTGGAGATGCTGCGGGAGTGGGAGACGATCGAGTCCGGCGGTGGTCCTCAATGACATACGCGCGTAGTACTTGGTATGACAATCACCAAAGCCCGGCCCGGCCGAAGGTCCACTTGCCGCATCGACTCCGAGGGCCGGGAGTGCACAGCGTGCGGCAAGTACAAGCCCTGGGCGGAGTACTTCAAGTCCCGGGCCACCGCACCCGGCGGGCGCACCTCCAAGTGCCAGGAGTGCTGGCGGGCTGCCTATCCGGTGTGGGAGCACACGCCCGAGTCCCTGTTCCGGCAGAGCCTGGTCGCGATAGGGGTCGATCCGGACGACTACACGTGGCTGAGCACACAGCAGGGTGGCGTCTGTGCCCTGTGCCAACGACCGGAGACCTGGAAGCACCCCAAGAGCGGAGCGCTGTACCGCCTGGCCGTGGATCACGACCACAGCTGCAAGCGCCATGGCCTTAAGAAGGCGTGCCGGTGGTGTATCCGCGGGCTGCTCTGCAGGAACTGCAACCGCATGATCGGTCACGCCGAAGAGGCCGGGCCGCTTGTCACCGTCCGGTTCGCGGACTACCTCGGGCTACGGCCCCTGCTGGCGAGGGGAGGTGATGCTCATGCTGCCT